CCAGTTAGCCAAAAGGTCATCATAATGAAAAGAAGCCTGTGAAATCAGGCTTCTTTTTTATCTTCGAGAGCGCGAGACGGGAATCGAACCCAGAAAAAACATTCAACAGATGGCTATTTTACGCCATTCTTTCATTTTGTGGGCATTTTCGTGGGCAACAAAAACAAAAAATATATTTTTCCGCTATGCGCTATTCCACGATTTCAGTCCTTTCCGGGAATCTTTGGAGGAGAGATTTAAAGGAATCAAAGGCTCCGTCCTCTCCTACATAGTCGAATCCCTCTCCTTTCGCTTTTCTAACCTTCGCATTAGTCGCCATCAATCCTGTTTTGGTGAGGTAGTACCACTTGCCCTTATCCTCTACCCATTGCCCGGAAAGCATTCCGCCATCCTCTCCGAGGTAGTACCAGCCTTCTTCTGTCTTAAACCACCCCTTAATCATGAATCCGGAATTGTCAAAGGCGTACCATCTGCCGTTAATATAGCGCCATCCGCCCCATAGAGGCACGTTATCGACATAGAACATCCATTTATCATTTAACTGTTGCCACCCCTCTCTGCGTGGCTCCTGTTGCGTTGTGGCGTGATTCTTGCAAGCCATATAGAAGCACCAGCTCACAAACTCCGCACACCAGAACTCGGATAAAGCCTTCCCGTTGTTGTACCATTGTCCGTACTTGGTGTAGTTCTTGCTTCCTCGGTTTGCGTGTTTGTCCTCCAGTCCATTGGGGGAAGCCTTCTCCTCATAGCCAATTTCCCCCCGGGCAACGTCTAAAAGCTCCTGTACGGTGCAAGTATCGTCTCCATAGACAGGCCTTGCAAATCCATTCACCCAGTTTCTACCGCCTACAGAAAAATTGTTGTAGGTCTTTCTTCTGCACTCTCCACCGTTTCTGTCTCCATGAGTGCCTGAGGTGTTGCCCTCAATGGTGGTGATCTTGTTTCCTTCCACGCTCTCCACAATTCCAACATGGGCGATTCTTCCCATTGCCGGGCTGAAGAAAAAGACTACATCGCCAGCCTTTGGCACGGTATGCCATCTTGCGGCTTTCTTGAATTGTCCGGCTCCGCTAGGCGTATATTTGAAGTAGTCGCCACACAATGCCTTTTGCCCTCTCTGATACGGATTCATATATTCCCCTTTCATAATCAAAAAGGGGCAATACATTGCTGTACTGCCCCAAGTCTGCCCTACAGCTCTACGCCGGGTCCATGCTCCTTGTCCTCTTCTCCTACGCCTCTGCCATAGCCGACAGGGTGCGGGGAATTATCCGCCTTGTTATCCTTTACAGGAACTTCCTGTTTCTTGGCATCCTCGTCAATGCCTTCGTACCTTTCAAATGGCTTGTTCTTACTCATGGTTTTTCCTCCTGTTATATAAGTTATTGTGTAAGCTGCTTGCCGACTTGGTTTGCTCCAGTCGCGCCAAGACCGCTTACAATTCCGATAGCTACCGCACTTAAAATATCCTTTGCTGGGAACTCTGGCATAGTCATCATTCCCACTACACCAAGCACGGCTCCGACAAATCCGCAGATTACGGGAATGAATTTATTATCCAAACCCTCTACTGCCTTGCACCCCATACCGATGAGATACGCGGCCACTGTAATTTCCACTACTGCTCCGATTCCAAAATCCATGTTTCTTTCTCCTTTCTAATGCAGAAAATCATTACTTCTTAGCTTCTTGTCGTATTGTTCCATAATGAACCGCGTAACGCTTTCCATCATGGGGGTATCAAATTTCCGATGTTCCTTGCAATAGTCGCTATAGCACTTGATATCCTCGAATACTTGAATGAACCTGTCCTTCTCCACGTTTTTCCCTTCTGTCAAATCATCCCCAAATCTTTGGATCCGTACTTTTGCGGCCGTTGCTTTTACTTCTTCGATTGAGTCGTTCGCCCTTACCAACTTTTCGTCCAGCTCCTCCAGCTTCTTGGAGAATAAGGATTGATTGTCCAGCATTTCCTTATTGATTTCCTTCCCAATAAAGGAAAAAAGAATGCTCCACGGCTTTTTCCCTTCTGGGGCAATCTTCTGAATCACTGTAACAAGGACAAGCAGAATCCACCCTAGCGACTGGATGAATATTCCCACATCAACCAAATTAAAAAGCTCCTTAACCTCTCCCATGCATAGCTTCTCCTCCTTCCTGAGTTTCTACCGCCATAATACAAGCCATTATTTTTTGATACCCTAGCAATAAAAAAGAAAAGGACAAGTTTCCTTGTCCTCTCCTCCTTACTTTTTCGCCCATTGCTTTAGGTCTTTTTCGGTGTATAGCTGTTTTCCTTCGTACGTGATTCGCAGAATCTTTTTTAATATTGCATCAGATTCCGCCGGATTCCCTATAGCCGCTTGATAGGCTTCTTTATATCTGCCGGTTACTGCGCTCTTAATACTGCTTCGGATTTTATCGTCTGATACGCCGTCAGCCTTCTTGTAGTCTACATAAGCCTTTAGGCTATCCTTATATCCTTCCGACTGCTCAAATAGCTGTTCCGCTAAATCCTCCTTTTTTATCGGACTTTGCTTTCTATAGGCACTCTCCAGCGCTTTATCAATCATAGCTTCACTAAATCCTTGGCTAAGCAATGCTTCCCTATCCTCTGAATAGTCTAGGCCGCTTGCTTTCTTTTCAGCCATTGCCTGGATCATATCATTGCCTTTTAGCTGTTTCTGCATAGCTTCCTCAATTACATCATCGCCCAGCTTTGCCTTTAAATCCGCCATAATCTTATCGCCTAGTGCCTTGTCTCCTCTGGTGTATGCCTTGAGTGCAGAGGACAGGAAACGCTTTACATTGATATAATCGCCCTTGCTGTTCTTTCCCTCCATGTTGTAGACAAGCTTGTCTCTGTCGTACTGGAGATTCACATCATCCAGCACGTCATAGATAAGCGTATCGTATAGCGCTCCCATATCCCTCAAAGTATTGCTCATTGGGATTCCCGTAATATCAAGCGCATTTGAAGCCTTGTATAGATTTCCCACTACTCCAAGCTTAGAATCCTCATCCATAGCCTCCGATAAATTATTGACCGCCTTAACCGCATCAGCGATAGGCTTCGTAGTAAGGTCATTGGATCCGTTATTCCACTTCTTCAAAGCTGTATTCACTGCTATTTCAAAAGCATTGTTCGCAAAAGGGATGTAGCTTATAGGGTTGATATTGTCCGTGAAGCCTCCAGTAAAGGCATCAAGCCAGCGTTCTCCGTACTTCTTTTCCTTTTCTCTGCTTCTCATTGCAGAAACCACAGAAGCAAAGGCGGCAGCTAGCGCGGCATTCAGCACATACGCCGACATAACCCCAAGCAATTCCCCGGCGTTACCCTTGCCCTTCTTGAAATCAGAGTAAGCACGATAAACCATGTTATAGGTTTTAGACGGCTCAGACATAAAGGAAGTAGTTAGCTTGGTCAATCCGCTTTTACTCTTCATGGCATCCGTTCTATTCAGCACGGAATCCACCACTTGCGTTTTGTCTATAATATCGTTAAAGATATCTGCCGCCGCCTTGTAATATTCTTCCGTGCCTTTCTTTAGGTCAGTAGTCGCCTCGACCTTCTTTTCTGCAGCGTACCAAAGGCGCTTCCATGCGAACTCGTCTCCTTTTTCCAGAAGGAATCCGGCTTTATTTGCTATATCCTCTCGAATAGTCGCTTCCCCGGTCATCTGCTGTCTAAGACCTTTACCCATATTGATATCAAAGGAACCGCTCATAGACTTCCAAAGGGCAATAGGCGCGTATTTCTTCGCAAGCTCCCATTCCTTATTTGCTTCAGTAATAGGAAGGCTAAGACCTTTTGCAAGATAGATTGGCTCTATAGCCGCAATCGCTCTTGCATAAGCTGTCGGCTGTTGGATAGCAACTCTTAGATTGCCAAGAACTTTCGCCCCCTTATACAGGCTGGAAAATCCTTGTGAGAATTTGTCCGCGTTATCCGTATCGCCACGGCTTCCGTTTAGGTCTCTAAGCAGATCCATGTAATAATTTGTTCCGCCTTTTCCCATAACTCTGGAAAGCTCTCGATGAACGGAATTGCCTGTCTCGTCCTTCATATTGTAGAACTTCTGCATATCAGTAATTGCCGGGAAATATGCTCCGTAGGAAGTCATTTCGTCTACATGCTTCATCATCACTTCAAAAATATCATCCACGATCAGCGGATTGTAGGCTTCTTTCTGAAGAGATTTCGTCATTCCCTTATTCTTCAGCGTAGACATATTTCTTTCAAGGTCGCTATTTTTCATATCAATAGTATCTTTATCCACCTTGATAGGGAAATAGTTCTTTTCCGTGAACTTGTCATAGCCATATACCGCATTGCTGGCTTCATTTCCGAACTTTGCCACATCAATAGACAATATTTTTCCAATGCTATCCGCAAAAGTTTTTTCATTATCCGTTAAATGTTCATCCACAAGGGCGTTTACTTCCGCTTCAGTCAGTTTATAAACATTCTCATCTCTGGCGTATCTTCCGATTTCCTTCCTGTCTCCAATCTTAAAGCCGCCAAGCTTCTCCTCGATATGCTTTCTTCCAGTTTCTGCATCTGTCCTTTCTCCGTACATATGCATTCTTGCCTGGTCTCTTAGGTTATAAAGATACATAGACATAAGCTGGGCTTTCGTCATGGTAGCTTCCGCCTGTGCATTGCCCCTTACAGTATGGGCGGTAAAGGTAAATGTATCATTGGAAAGCTTAGTTATATCCTTTGTCTTGATATGGTTTTCTTTCATTGCTTCCTTGAAGCGGTTCTCTACTTGATTCAAGGCTACAGTCTTTTTATCTCGTGCCGCTCTAAGGAGTTTATAGACCTTCTTTCCGCCGTCTCCCATCTCATGGAAAAAGCTATAGGCATCCAGCATATTATAATTTAAAAACTCATGCCCATTGCCGAGGATAAATCCGCTCCATGCCGTTCCTGTCTTTTGGCTTTCAAAATCCTTAATAACCTCATTTGCTACTTCGGAAACCTTCGCATTAAGGGTATCGGAAATAAACTGATTCTGACTTTCTACAATCTTCTTAAGTCCCCTTAGGCTGTTTCTAAGTGTCTGAAGCTGTTCAGTAGTAAGGCGGTTCATATTGCCATCAATCCCCTTGACCGCCTCTTGCACCTCTTGAAGGCTTGCCCGCAAGTCTGGATCAATATCAAGATACATTCCCTTGCCATCTTCTTCGGTGAATACTCCGCCGTTTTCCTCTGCTTCAGTCAGTCGCTTATTCAATGTTTCAAGGTTCTTTGCGAACTCCCCAGCCGTCATGCTGATTTTAGGAATCTTCCCGTCATAGGTATTCACAGAGGAAAAATCTACAGAGGAAAGCACCGGCACAAGGTCTTTCAAAAGAACCTTGGGCACGTGCAGATTATCCGTAGGATTTACGGCCATGTTCATTAAAGCCTTAGAATCCCTTACAATTTCCCTCTTGTAAATCTGTCTATGGCGCTGTTCGTCCTGTTTCTCTCTATACGCTTGGTGCAATTCCCTTCTGGCTTGATACTCCAGTCCGGTTTTCTTCAGGATCCTAGCTTCTTCCCGGATAAAGGTATCATAGTCTATTAAACTATCCTTGTAGTCCGCTCTTAATGCTTTAATTCTGGCAACGCTCTTTTCGTCCTTCTTCTCTGCCTTGGCAATGTACTTTTCAATCTTAGCCTCGTACTTCTCTCTATATTCCTGCTCAAGGCTTGCACGGGCATCTTCCTTCAGCTTCTTATAACTCTTCTTGTACTTGTTGTTTAAACTCTCCTCTCCTACCTCGAAATAGGCATTGAAAATCTCGTCCGCTAATCTGTCCACAGCATGATTATATTCCTCTCCGGGGAAATGCTCATAGTCCTTAGGGCGCAACTGCTCGAATCCGTCCAGAATCTCTAAGGCAACATCTGCATCGTTGCTGGTGAAATCATGTTCCGGGAACTGGTTCGGGAACTCATGCTGCAGCTCTCTGTAAATATCATAGATATTGTTTTGATGATCTGCGTTCGCCTTTCGGATATCTACCTTTCCAAAGTATTTCTTTCGCAATGCACCGAATCCGTCCGGGTAAATATCTTCGATATACTCTTCCGGGATATACAGCGGCCGCTTATCAAAGAATCCCTTGAATGCCTTGTACTCCCTTACTTCGTCCTCATCTTGATACTGGGCATTGTCAATAACTTCCCTAGCGATAGAACGGCTTACCCTTGTTACCTCTCCGCCGTCAATGTTCTTGCTTTCCTTTAGGTACTGATACAGACCCGTCAACTGCTCCACTAAGTCGCTTTTCTTGAAGGAAGATTTGAACTCATCCAGCATTCTATCCGCTGTCTTTCTTACGTCAGCTTGAGAGGGAACGTGTGATTTCTCTGCATTCAAGACCTCGCTTAGATAGTTGTTTGCTTTCTTCAGTTCGCTGTTTTCCTCCTCCAGCGTGTGATAGTATTCTTCGGAAATATCAAGCTGGTTCAATTTCCCATTTTTTTGCAAAAAATTATTGACAGACTGTTTATACTGATTTACACTGTTCGCAACAGCGGTATTCAAAGGATTGTTGTGTAATTGTGACACAGGGGTCTGGAGAATACCGCTATTATTATTTAAATTCTTATCATATAAAATTCTGCCGTCTTTTTTGGCATCTCTTATTTTGTTCGGGAGATTTTGCCGTCCATACATAGATAACGCCACATTGCTATCAACAGAAATCTTATTATAGTTTCCGTTTCCTTCCGGCTGAATCGCAACCATTATTTGGTGGTTCTTGTCATCTTTAAGGTCAACCACAACAATAATCCGTAAATCATTTGGATCGTTATCAGCTTTATAAATAAGTTCTGGATTTTCGAGTGCATTAACCACATCGAGGAATTTTTGCTTACCAAGCTCATGGTAATGGCCTTTATCCCTCTGCACAAATCGCCCTTCGTTTTTTGCCTCTTGCTCAGTTCTAATCGCTTTGTAAACGTGCTTTGACGTCATAAGCATCGGAAGATTTCTAAGCCCTAAATCCTGCAATACTTGCGGCGTATCATTTAGATAAATATGAGAATCGGAAAAGTTTTTATTTGTTAAAACGTCTTCCACTCTGTCTTCAATAGGTTTATCAGACTGATCGTCGATAACTTTCTGTAACTGAACTTGAGATAGCTCTGCTTCGCTATCTTCCGCATGATTAACAGGCTCATATTTCTGCATATTCTGAGTAGCTTCTTCGATACCGTAAGACCATAACTCCCTAGCCTCTTCGTATCTCTTTAAGTCTTCCTGTAAAGCAAGGCTTGCCCTTCTGTCTCCTGTATGGGAAATAAGCTCCTTGTAGGCATCAATAACGGACTTAATCCAGTCCAGAATCTTCGCCGCAAATCCCTTTGTTTCCTTGTCCGCCAAAATCTCTTTAACTAACTTCTCATCATTCAAGAAACGAGTAGTAGCATCCGCCACAATCTCATCAACGATTTCTTCCTCTGTCATGTTCTTGCCGTAGCTGTTTCTATAGGCTTCCTTCAGCGTATCAAAATCAGTGCCGGAAGAACGCACTAGGCTTTCTACTACATGGCCGCGGAACATGGGATAGGCAATCTCGTTATAGTCCTTCAGCCAGTGTGTCATTTCATGAGCCACCGTGCCAAGGATATTATCACTCTGTAGGTCGATTGTGATAATGCCCTTTCCCTTTTCATAGGATCCATTAGCACCATCTGCATACTTGGAATCCGTGATACGGAAAAGAAGCCCTGTATTCTTCCCCAAGGCATTAAGCACGGTGATTAAATTCTTAGGAGCATGAGGAACGGAATCCATTACTCCGCCTTCTCTCTTCTCCACTCGCTCCTTAAAGTTCTGGTTCCAATTCTTTTCTGTCGCCATCAAATCCCTAAATCCGGCTTTGTAAATCTCCTTTCTTTGCTCTTCGCTAAGCAATGCCATTCTTGCAGTCTTTACTGCTCCTGTCTGCAAATCTTCGTGTCCTGTCTTGTAGTTATACCGTGCAATGTTATAAATATCATTGTACGCCTTAATGTAGGTCGGAAGGTCTAAGCTGCCGTCATAGTTTTTCATAAAGGCTTGCTTTCCCTCTGTATCGTAATTCCCGGAAAACTCATGCAAAGCATTTTGCTCCATGGCTTTCCGTGTGGCATCTATCTGCTGGATCCTGTTGTTTAACTCCGGCGCTACCGCCTTGCTTCCCTCTTCCCGGATAGAATCTTCGGTCTGATTGTTGGACATCACATTGTAAGGCGCATTATTCCCCTCCTCAGACTGCACAGGCTCGCCGTAATGGCTTGTTTCCGCTTCAAGGGTAGAATTGTCCGCCTCTGCCTTTTTGGAAGCCTCTATGGCGGCGTTATCAATCGCATTGCCTAAATATCCCCTATCCATCAAGCTTACCTTCTGCCCCTTGGCTTCCTTCTCAGCAAGCCTTGTAGCTACCTCATGGATAGCTTTTCCCTCTTCGGTGGAGGTGTCGGCGCTATCCGCAATATCTTGATAGGTTCCATTCATGCCGCTATAGGCAAATCCGTTCCGAATAGT